TCATAAAAGATAAATAAACGGTCGGGGGACCGGCGGCGGGGAACTTTTTCCAATAGAGCGATTCTCCAGAAAATTTTTTTCGTGCTGCGGTGGCGGAATAGGTAGACGCAGCCATAGACCACGGGTGGACCAGGATTAAATCGAAGCTCGTGAGAATGGTTCCGATTGCAGGGTGCGAATCCCTGCCCGCAGCGACTACTATAGAATATTTGGGGAGGTGAAGGCGGTGATACCAACAAAAGAAACAATAAAGAGAAGGACAATTGCAGATATGAAAGCATTGGGGATATATAAGAAACAGTATAGTCGTTTGATTGATATATATGCTGGGCTAGTCCATCAATACTTGATTTTGAACAAGAAGTTTGAAGAAGGTGATTATGAAGTACAAGTAAACTCAGCACAAGGCGGACCAAAAAAGGCTCCGATTGTTGCAACGCTAGAGAATTTGCGAAAAGATATTTTGGCATACTCCGACCGTCTTTGCCTAAACCCTAAAGCTTTAGAAAATGTTACAGCTGAGAAAGAGCAAAAATCTAAATTAGAAAGTGTGTTAAGTAGCCTTGACTAAAAAATATAAAAACTACGATATAGTAATGGAGTATGCCAAGAGCATAGTTGAAGGTAGAAAAGTAGCTTGCAAAGAAACAATCCAGATGTGTCAGCGTTTCTTGGATGATTTAAACAATCCTGCTTATGACTTCAATCCTAAAAACGCAGAATTTGTAATCCAAATAATTGAAAAAACATTCGTACACCAAAAGGGCGAAGATATGCAAGGTCGACCATTAAGAGGTCGTCCTTTTTTATTAGAGCCGTGGCAGAAATTTATCATTTATAACCTTTTAGGTTTTTATTATAAAGGCACGAAAATACGCCGTTTTAAAGAAGCATTCATAATGGTACCTAGAAAAAACGGGAAAACGCCGCTTATAGCAGCTTTGTCTTGGGGATTAGGTTTATTAGAGCGTAGGTCTGGTGCAGAAATAGTTATCGTAGGTGCTCTTTTAAAACAAGCTTTACAAAGTTTTAATTTTATCCTCTATAACTTGAAACAAATGGGGGAGGATAAGAATTTTAGGATACTCGATAATAATCAGGAACATTCTATCAGCGGTGAGCTTGGCGATGGGTACCTGAGAATTGAAACTATCGCTGGAAACTCTGATAGAATGGACTCTCTTAATACCTTGATACAGATACTGGATGAGCTCCACCTATACAAAAATGCCAGTCAATATAACACGATAAAGGAGTCTGGAAAAGCATACAGAAATAGCCTTTGCATTGGAATAACAACAGCTGGCGACAATCCGAATTCTTTCTGTTATAACCGAATGAAATATTGCCAGAAGATACTAGATGGAACAGTGAAAGATGAGCAATATTTTGTATTCATAGCTAAAGCAGACGAGGATCCAGAAACAGGCGAAGTAGATTATACTAATCCTATTGAACATGAAAAGGCTAATCCTAACTACAATGTATCAGTATCAGCTCAAGAACTGATGAATGATGCAATGCAGGCCCAAAATGACCCCCAACAAAGGAAATCATTTTTAGCTAAATCACTTAATATTTATACTAGTTCCATGAAATCATATTTCAACATTGATGAATTTAGGGCTAGTGATAGGAGATACAATTGGACTATAGATGAATTAGCAAAGTTGCCTATTAGATGGTATGGTGGAGCTGACTTATCAAAAATGCATGACTTAACTGCAGCTGCATTATATGGTTCTTATGGGGATATAGATATAGCAATTACCCATGCATGGTTTCCAATTATAGCAGCTCATCAAAAAGCTGAGGAAGATAATATACCTTTGTTTGGTTGGAAAGATGATGGTTGGCTGACAATGTGTAACACTCCAACCGTCAATTATGATGATGTAATCAAGTGGTTCATAAAAATGCGGGACAAGGGCTTTAAAATAGAACAGGTAGGCTTTGACCGTAAATTTGGTAGAGAATTCTTCCTGGGAATGAAGTTACACAGATTTAGAATAGAAGATACTCCACAGCTTTATTACTTGAAATCAGAAGGATTTAGAAGAATAGAGAAAAAAGTAAAAGACGGTAAATTCTATTACCTGCATTCAGAGGCTTTCGAATATTGCGTACAAAACGTAAGAGCAATAGAACAAACAGATGATGCAATCAAATATGAAAAAGTAGAGCCTGCAATGAGAATAGATATATTTGACGCAACAGTATTTGCAGCAATGCAGATGTTAAAACATATGCAGAAAAGCGAAACAGCAACTAAATGGTTGAAAGGCGGTGAATAAATGGGCTGGTTTAAAAATATAAGAAACAAACTAAAGGAAAGAGCTGATCCTGACCCATTAATAGGTTGGCTTATAAGCGATGAAGCATATAATACTTTAGCGGTACCAGGTTATAGAAAATTATCTGATAGCCCAGATATAAGGATTGCAGCAGGGAAAATAGCAGACCTTATATCTAGTATGACAATTTATCTGATGCAAAATACAGAAGATGGAGATATAAGAATAAGAAACGAACTATCAAGAAAAATTGATATTAACCCTTATAGTCTAATGACAAGAAAAGCTTGGATGTACAATATAGTATACACAATGCTTCTAGAAGGAGAAGGAAATTGCGTTGTATTCCCCAAAATGAGAAATGGATTAATAGATGAACTAATACCTTTGAATCCATATTCAGTATCCTTTGTAGAAACAGATGGCGGATATGCAATTCTTTATCAAGGGGAAGTATATAACCATGATGAAGTATTGCATTTTACAATTAACCCAGACCCAGAAAAACCCTGGATGGGGACAGGGTATAGAGTAGTATTAAAAGATATAATCAATAACCTAAAACAAGCAACAGCTACTAAGAAATCATTTATGGAAGGCAAATATATGCCTTCTTTAATAGTAAAAGTAGATGCTACAACAGCAGAGTTATCAAGTGAGGAAGGGAGGAATTCTGTATATAAGAAATATTTAGAAACAACTAAAGCAGGTCAACCCTGGATTATTCCAGCTGATTTATTAGAGGTAGAACAAGTTAAACCACTATCTTTAAAAGATATAGCAATAAATGAATCTGTAGAGATAGATAAAAGGACAGTTGCAGGTATATTTGGCATACCTGCTTTTTTATTGGGGATAGGAGAGTACAACAAGGAAGAGTACAACAATTTTATTAATTCAACAATATTGCCTATAGCTAAAGGGATAGAGCAGGAGCTTACAAGGAAACTTTTATACAGCCCTGACTTGTATTTTAAATTCAATCCAAGATCCTTATATGCTTATAACATTAGTGAACTTGCAAAAGTAGGGTCAGAAATGTACGTAAGAGGAATTATGACAGGTAATGAGGTAAGGGATTGGCTAGGCTTATCACCAAGACCAGGATTATCAGAACTAGTTATTCTAGAGAACTACATCCCATTAGACAAAATAGGAGACCAAAGTAAATTACAAGGAGGTGATGAAGATTAAAACTAGAGAAATGTATTTCAGAACAGATTTTCACACAAGGCAAGAAAATGATGAAAGATTCATCGAAGGGTATTTTATACGATTCAATGAAGAAACCGAACTTTGGGATGGAGTATTTGAAGAAGTAGCACCTGAAGCAGTAGATGATAGCCTAAAAAACAATGATATAAGATGTTTATTTAATCATGATACCAATATTGTATTAGGCAGGACTGGTAATGGAACTTTAGAGCTAAGAAAGGATGAGAAAGGGTTATTTGGTAGAGTAAAAATCAATCCAAATGACAAACAAGCTTTAGACATTTACGCAAGGATTGAGAGAGGCGATATTAACGCTTGTAGTTTTGGATTCAATATCATTAGCGAAGAAATTCAAAACAGAGATGATGGCACAGTTAAATTCATTCTAAGGAAAATAGATCTACATGAAGTTTCGCCTGTTACTTTCCCTGCTTACCCAACTACATCTATAGAAGCAAGAAAGAAGGACTTGGAACAACATAAACAAAGGCAACTAAAAACTAGAAAAAATAAATTGAAAGAGAGGTTGAGAGGAATATGTTAAGGCAATTGATAATATCAAAGAAAATTGAACAAGCAAGGCAATTGCTAAATAGCTATCTTGAAGAAGAACAGAAACTAAAAACTAGAGGGGAAGAATTAGAAAAAGCAATAGAAGAAGCTCAAACAGATGAAGAAATTAGCCTTGTAGAAGAAGAA